GGAAGCGCACTAATTTCGTCGCCCATGATCGACCACTCTTTGTATATACCGAGTAGCTGTTGGGCATTCATTTCCGGCTGGAAGAACTCAATTGGCTTGTTGCTGCCCGTCACCATTGTCGGATCATAATTGACATGCCAGCGCTTCCATGGGTACATATCGTCTGTCTCGCCCGGCTGCAAGATCATGTCGTTGATCACAACCTGCGGGCCAGATGCGATTGAGCTGTTATTCACCATCGCACGTGCAGCGGCGTTACAAATTGTCTGAACGTCTTCGAGCAGATCAGGTAGGCCATAACCAATCAAGGCGCCAGGGATCTGCTCGAAGGCTGTAATGTAATAGGGAGCACGTTGGTTCGTCGCCGGGTTCATTTGGACCTTAATCACATGGCGATCAATCAGCCATGCGGTGACGAAGTATTCCTCGTGCTCATCAGGAACTTCCTCTTTAGACTTGCCCCACTCAAGAAGAAGCTTTCCTGATATGTGTCCGGTAAATTCGGCGGTATCGATTAGCGAAGTAGCAGTACGTGCCCAACGTTCACGGTCTTCGAGTTCTGCCCGAGCCGTATCGATCGTATCCCACCATTCTTGCAGCCCGTCAACGTATGCTTGCTCCAGCACTTTGTTGATAGCTTCGACGTTGTATCCGGGTAGGCTTCTGGCTTGAGAAAGCTCTTTTCGAGTGAGCTTAATCCGCTCAATAAATTCAGCTTGGTTAACCGAACCGGCGCCGGGCGACCAGTACATATCAAACGGTGACACACGCTTCCAGAACATCTTCGGGATCGATTGCTGCACGGGTTTCTTGTTAACCCACTTGGTCTGCCTGTGCATCCGGACTTCGGGGCCTTTCATGACAGCAAAGGGGAAGATTGGCAGGTCGATCAGAAATTCAGCAAACGCTTCGTAGAAGTTGCCCTCAGTGAGTATGTCGTCGAGCTTATTCCCCGCTTTGTCCGCTTCGTCGTGAGCGACTTTTTTAGAGGCCCGTTCGGCCGCTTTCTGAAGCCCTTTAACTCGATCAGCAACCATTTGCTGGTTAATTTGCTGGCCCGCCTGCATCATGGTAGACACTTCAACATTTACAAGTTGCTGGATGTCTTGGGAGATGCTGTCAGGGACCTGCGGGTCGGGTGTTGGGTCAATATCCCAGGCGCGTTCCTGAGAAAGATAAACGTCACGAAGGAGTGCAGTGGCGGCGCGACACTTTGTAGGTGTCACTCTGGCAAAGACCTCACTGCCTCCAAACTGTTGGATTTCGGTGAGCTTGGTGGTGCTGTACATTCCCTTGTACGTTCGAAGGGCATTGAGCAGTCGCTCTGAAATGCCTTCGGCGTTGCGGAAGTTCCGCATGTCTGTCATTCGTGCTCGAATATGGGAGGCGAGGTGGTCCCCAACCAATGCTTCTTCTTGTTCTTTTGCCTGTTGGGCGGTACGGGAAGCCTCGTCTTCCTGCCGAGAAAGTTCGGCGCCGGAAACTATACGGAGCAAGCCTCTACCGCCGGAATTAACGGGGATTGCCTGTGGAGTGGAGTTATGTATAGGCATGGGGCTTATTTTGCGGGTATACTACAGCTGTTGTCAACTATAACAGCTGGAGATTACAGTTGGAAGCCAATGCCTTAACAGCTCAGGACGACCAGCTCGGTCTGTCCCATCTCAGCGCCACAATTTGCGCTGAATTAGCCGCCGGATTAGCCGATGCTGACGGCATCAAAGCCAAATATGAGCTAACAGAACCGCAGTGGCGTAAATTGAAAAGCAACGCTGCATTCCGAGCCATGCTCAAGGACGCGCTTGTCAAGTTTCAAGGTGACATCGGCGCCCCGGCGCGAATCAAAATGAAGGCTGAAATCTTACTTGAAGACTCATTGCCAGTTCTCGACGAGATAATCCACAATAAAGAAGGCGCACACGGCAACAAACTCGATGCCGTTAAACAGCTCACTGTACTGGCTGAAAAGGCAGGGGGCGGGAAGGGCGTCGAAAAAGGCGAAATGACCGGTACCGGATTCAACGTACAGATCCATATCAACACCGGAGGCGGGGAAGACGCCGCACCAGCGACGGTGATCGACATCCCAGCAGAGGATATTAAGTCCAGCCCCCTAGAGGAGGAGACACCCTCTTAGGCGGTGGGTTCATCGCCGCCATTACCTTGCCCAGGTAATTCGCGTTGGTGGACATTGCCATGTACTGAAGGCAGTCAGCGACATCCGACCACGGGTGAGTTTTCTCCGGCTTGTCTTCCAGCACACCAGTTTGTTTACGCCGATACCGGTACCAGTACTTCATCGCCTGGATCAGCCACCCGCACTTGTCAGAGATAATAAGTTGAGGGCCGCCATCCACTTGATGAAGTAGAAGTTGCTCGACCGCCCGCAAACGCGGGTCAATGTTGTTCGTCGGCGCGGGATACACGTCGAACCCCAACCGCTGCAACACGTCAAACGGTGAATCCTCATTGGTCTGCGATTTGTCGCGACCTTTCGGGTCAGCGACCATGAAAATTTTCATGCCCATACAGCGAGCGTGTAGTTGTGGCCGCAACAACGTCGTAGCAAATTGCTCGATGCCCATATCTTCCGAAGTCAGTTCATCATGAATCACGAGGCGACCACGGTTGTCAATCTGCCCGAGTAGGCTCGCGGGCGTGCGACCAAAATCCTGCCCAATCATAACGGGCATGGCCTCGATAATTTCCAGCTCACCCGCAGGTTTAATATGGAAGTCGGGTTTGAAGGATGCACGAAATACCGCCTGACCGCCGAGTGACTTTCCGTAGTTCGCGTGGACGTGAATGTCCGCCCAGTCTTTGTTGTTATTCCCCTCCAGAGTTTCGTAGTAGTCGTCTGGTAAATTCTCTACATTCTCTGCGTGCTCTGATAGGCCGCCGGGCTGACGGAAGAACGCCCATTTCGGGGGGCGCTCTATCTCTAATTTGGTGTACCACTCAGAATCTTCGTCGGGCGGATTCGTTTCTGCGACGATGCCAAACCATGTCGGCTTCGCTATCGCCTTCGATGGGAAACGACCTAGACGACCGCTTAAGGCATCGATGAGGCCAACTTCAATTTCTCGGAACTCGCTTACCCACGCCCCCGTCAAGTTCAAAGATAGGAGCCTCTGTTGGTCGGCTTTGGTGTCGAGTGGAATCAGCATCCAGTCGCTCTCCACCTTCGTCCCATCCGGAAGGGGGAAGCGAACCTGAATCGTTGCATCTGTCACCTTGTAGTGAGCAATTGGGCTCAGCCAGAGCTGGATGTCCGCCAAACACGTCTGCCGTAGTTGTTGCAACGTATTCCGGATAATCGCCATACGTGTCTGACGTATGCCACGTGAATTCGGCTCTTGCAGCCTTGCTCGCCTTAACAACTCCATAAAGCAGCCTGCCGATTTTCCACTTCCAACGGGACCCATAATTAAACGCACGAAGGACGAGTCCAACATAAATTTGCCGATCGTCGGTGGCGTGACAAAATTCAGGCTGTTTGGGTTCGGATCTTGGAGGGCCATATATCACATAGATCAGTTTAGCGATGGGCCATAATAGCACTAAGAAGGCGATCAAACACCAGTTGGCAATGATCGTAAGGCTTTCTTTAAAAAACTTACTAGGAAAGGGTTTTTGGGGAATGTCTCGTACCACTGTATCACTCCTTTTATGTATGACATATCGCGGCGGTGCAATGCGGCAATGATTTCCTCGTGGTTGCTGACGCCCTCGAACACCTGTACGATAGCAACATTCTTAGCTGTCGCTGCTGTTTGTCCCTCATCTTTCATGGGGGACTTTTTTTGCCAGTGCCCATAAGCGCCAGTCCGCGTCGTAAGCAAGTCTCCATTGTCGAAAATTCTCCGCCGAAAACTTTATGGGGGGAAAAACTGTCGTCTTGTGCAAATGCACGCCAACATCCTTCTGTGACACCTCTATAGGCGGATTTGCCAACATATAAGCGAGGCTCACCACAGTAGCGCCCCTTAACTCGATCCCCTCCAGCTGGCTGGCCATAG